ACAAACACACGCATTGCACCGTTCAATGTGCCCACAAACTTGGTGTTTGTAGGTGCTTCGAATGTGCCTTCTGTTGTGCGAGCAAAAGCACTGGTTGTAGCACTTTGCAACACTGTCAAACTTGCTGGAGATACAACAGCCCAGTTACCAGCGCCACGACGTGTACGCTGAGCAATCAGGTTGGCCACGCGGTTGATCAACACGGCCAGGGCAGCGTGCTCATCACCCACGAATGTGGCTGTACCACTCACTGTGGCTTGGTTGTATGTGTACTCGGTAGCAGCCAATGTGCTGAGACTCAAAAGGATCTCTTGATCGATCTCAGCGGTAATCTCTTGAGCCAAAGCAGCCATGATTTCTGCTTCAACGTCGATACCGTGCATGGCCTGTGCATCTTGAGCACTTTCAAATGTCCAACGAGCTTGCAACTTGCGTGTTTTAGCTTCAACAGCTTGTTTCAAGATCTGAACACTGATCTGCTTACCGCCTGTGCCTTCCATTGTTGCTGTGTTGTTGCCAGTGTAACCAGTAGCTGTTGTGGTAGCTTGTGGCACTGTACTGTAAGCAGTGGCAATGGTGAATGGACTCAAGGCTTCAGAGCCAGCTGCAACGCTGGTAGCGGCTGCTGATTGGTCATTCAAACTCTGTGCATAACGCACACGCAGGGTGTGGATTTGACCCACAGGTCCTGTCATGGGCTGAACGCCCACCAACTCGTTAGCAATAACAGTTGGCATAACACGACGAATCACTGGCAGAATCACACGGTTTAGTGTGGCGATATTGCCAGAAACTGTTGAGCCTGAACTTGCATTCTCACGCAGGTATTTCTTTGTGTTTTCGAGGATAACGGACATGGATGTACGCTTGGAGCCAGATAAACCCTCCAAGAGTGCGTCTTTAGTCTCGTTCCAACGACCTTCTAATAATTCTTGTGACATCTAAGTCTCCTTTGATTATGTCTTGGATTACAGCCCTGCCAAACGCTTGAGATCGATCACGTTGCTTTGGGATTCAACTTGATCTGCATCTGGACTGCGGGCAGATTTATCGCCAGTGGCTTCGGTCAACGATTCAGCAATCACTTTACGGGCTTTTGCCGAACGATCTTCCAATACTGCTGGTAGATACTTTTCAAAAGCATTCGACAAGCGACTTGTCTGAACACTTTCGAGCAAATTGCGCATTACCTGTTGCTTTTCCTGGTTTAGGGGAGCAAGCAATTCCTCCAACACAGCTTCACGCTGATTGGATTCTTTAAGTATACGCATTTCGCGTTCTTTGTTTTCGACCAGAACTTTTGCTTTCTGGGCGAATCGAATGGCTTCACTCAGTTTGGCATCTTTGGCAGCGATTGTGTCATGCAGTTTGCGAACTTCAGCCTTTTCATTCAAATGAGTGGCACCAAATTCACTTGCATACGCTTCAAAAATACGACGACCAAAGTTGTTCTCGCGAGCAACTTGAATGTCTTCTTTCAACTGACTGAGTTCAGCTTTTAGATGTTGGCCAACAGCACTGGACATCTTGCGAGCACTTTCTGTTACGAAACGTGCTTTGAGTGCTTCCAGTTGTTTGCGAGCTTCACGCACCATACGAACCTTAGTGTTGACCACATCTTGTTTGTCTTGTGCAAATTCTTGAATCTCACGTGCAAGTGCATGAACCACAAAGTTTTCCAATTTCTGGACACCTTCGGTGTGCATCTTGCGGTCTTTGCGCAGTTCGTTGATTTCTTCAGCAAGTTTTGTCACCATAAAGCTGTTGAACTTTGTAGCTGACTCTTTCATCTTGCCTTGGAAACGAACGCGATCTTCAGCCAGTGCTTGCTTTTCAGCTGCCACTTGTTGAATTTCTGCGGTCAAACCATCTGTTACCATACGATCTAGAGCTTCTACCATCACTGTTTTGTCATGTTCATAGCGTTGTGCAAACTCTTCGCGTAGTTCTGCACGTACCTGCTCACGAGCTTCGTTCAACTTTGCATCCCAAGCTTCTGAGATCTGCTGTTGAGCTTCTTCGGTGATAAGGCCGCCATCTAATAACGGTTTAATAGCGTCTAGCATATTAGTTCCCTTTAATTTTGAGACCACGTATTAGACTCATCACTTCATCTTTAACGTATCTCTGCGCTTTGCTGCTGTTGGCCGGATCTTTAAACATATCCAACAATCGTTGACCGCCCTTGTGATTCAATAGGCCTTCATAAATTGCTGTGGGATATGCGTTTGGAGCACTCGGCTGAGCAACCACATCCACAGTGACGATTTCAAAGTCACTGACATGTCCGGTTCTGTCGTCGACGTTGCCTGATCCACGACTACTAACCCCTAGTTTCACACCCGACTGCAGCATGGTCTTGACCAGTTCGCCCATGGGTGTGGGTAATATTTTCAATGTGCCCATGCCAGCTGGGCCATCCATCCACATTTTTTCAATCATGTGGCTCACACGATCCAAATTGATTTTTAGATCATCTGGGTGATCAACTTCACCCAAAACCGAATGACCTTCAACAATTTGTTTGTTAATGGTGTCAACTGCATTGGCAATTTCACTTACAGGATACACTCGCTCATTGGCATTGCGAACGCCGCCCTCGATGCAGATACCCTTTAACTTCATGGTTTTCTGTCCAGAGCCATCCACTGCTTCCTCAAGCACAGCCCGTGCTTGAGTGAAGCTTAGATGTTCTTGTAGATATCGAGCCATATCTTTGGATTACGCTTTACCAACTGGTGATTTTGTGTTAACACCACTGGCTTGAGCTGTAGTGGGCTTTGGAGCAGCCGCTAACTTGGAGTTGGCACTGCCTTTGCCTGGTACGTTTTTAAACTGGCCTGCCTGTGGCAAATCACCTGTTTTTGGAGCACTACGGCCTTGAGCTGTATCGCCAGTCATTCGCACTGGGCTGGCTGCCATGCCTTTTGCACCTGAATTAAAAGCCACTACACTTTTGTTATTGGCACCGTCGTCGCCCATTTTTGGGGCTGCAACTTTGTCTAGTGTAACGTTTTCCATCATGGCTTGGTCATCAAACTCTTCAGTGTCTGTGTCGTCCATTTCTAGTGCGTCGCCGCCGTCGATATCGGAAACACTGTCGCCCTGATCATCACCGCCCATAATGGCTTCAAATTCAGCCATCAATTCATCTAACTTGTCTTCCAAGTCAACCACGCGGTCTTCGATGTCGCCTTCGCCTGCGTCATGATCTTTTTCCATGTCGTGTGTGAGATCTTCGCCGTCTTGTTCAGCAGCATCGTCAAAAGCCTCGTCTTCGTCTTCTTCTTCCATCATGCCTTCTTCTTCGGCTTCAACGTCGTCGATCAAGTCATCACTGGCATCGCCGCCCATCATGTTTTCGTCGAGTTCTTCTTCGCTTTCATCTAACTCTTCGCCTTCTTCTTCTTCGGCTTCTTCCTCATTCATGAGGTTTTCGTAGATTTCGCGTGACTTTTCTACCACGATGTCGTGGAAAAGTTCTTTGGCTTTCGCCTCTTCATCATTGATCACATATTCGATCAATTGTTCAAATTTAGTAGTCATATAATCCTCCAATGGTTATGGCTCGTAAGATATTTACTATCGATTAGTAATATTAGTAGTTTTAGGGGTGAAAAGTGAGCAGATTTGACTGTTGTGTTACAAACAACAATAGTCAATTATGGTGAACTATAGTGGATTATAGTCCAGGTGCAGCCGGAGGCGGTGCATATTGTTTTTTAACTTGTTTGAGTTTTTGTTTATACTCGTAACTGCGCACGTCTTGCATCTGGCGCAGTTTGTTGAGCTGGCGCAAGGTCAAGCGAGTTTTGCGAAGGTCGCCCAGCCTGGGTTGGCTGTTGTCTTGACTGACGTCTTGATAGGCTCCAGGACTGCGTTCGTAAATTTCGTTGAGAATCATACCAGTATTTATTAAATACTTGGAATAGGAGGAGCACCTGGAACAGTGCCAGGTGCTGTAGTGGGTGCTCCGGGCATGCCACCTTCGGGCGCTCCTGATTGCTCGCCGGCACCAGCACCGGTTATTTCCTCACCAGTAGCAATATCACTTTCCAGTCCGGCTGGTGTAATTCCAACGCTGCGTAGATCTTGACCCTGTGTTGTTTCCAATTCGGGCTCATCACGCTCTTCTTTCCACAGTGTTTCGTTTTCTACAATTTCTTCTTGAGTCAGTCCCAAATAACGTTTCATCATAAAACGCTTGCTCATGTACGGCAACGGTTCGATTGCAGCAAATGACGAAATACGGCTGGTGTCCAACTCACTTTGACGATAGCTGGCAAAGTTTTGTGGTTCACACAAGGTGATGCTAAACAATCCTGCATCAATGTTAAAACCTCTCCAGCGCAGAAACATCTTGAATTCATCATCTAATTTCTGCATGATCAGGCGCTGTAGGCGCATGCAGTACTGGTTAAAACGGTATTCTTGTATCAAGGCAGTGCCCACTTTGCCGTCATTTAACGCACGATCTGAGTCGTCAGGGCCTGTGGGCAAATAGCTGCTGGGCACACGTAGACCACGGGCCATTTTGTTGTTGAAGTATTTTAAATCGTCAATCTCGCCCAGATTGGCACCGCCCGGCAGGGTAGTGACATCACTTCCGCGGCTGTCAGCACTGACTGGAAAAAAGTAATCTTCGTTGATACTGAGTGGATTGTAACTGGCATCCATCATGTTGGCGCCACCACCGGTGTTGGTAGGAATTCTGCGTTGATGCATTTCGTTTTTGACACGTTCCACAAACTGCATGGCCAAGTGGCTGGGCATGTTGCCCACGTCAATCTTGAAGATTCTGCGTTCTGGAGCACGTTGTACACGATAGATTAACACCGAATCTTCCAGCAGTTCTTTTTGTTTGAACACTTTGAAAATGTTTTCTAAAATACTTTGTCCAAACGGCCAAAAGTAATCAAGTCCTTCGTTCAGGCTCAAATGCACCACGTGACGTGCGTCGATACAGGTTTCGTTCATGGCCTGCGTAAATCTGCTGTTGCCCACACCGCCGTTGCCAGTGCCACCTCCGGCACCACCGCCGCCAGGACTGCTGTAGTTGTTGGTGTTGGTACCGCCACCCAGTGCACGACTCACATAGTAGTCCGACGTGGTTTTTTGTGCCACACTCATGTTTTGAAAGTTGGGGTTGATGTCGCGTATGATATACTGCTCAGGGCGTTTGCCTTCGCTTTCGTTCACAATCACACGGGCCACTTTGACCATGTCAACCCACATCATTTCAAATGTTTCTGGGTCACGCACAAACACCTGATCACCATACTTGATGGTGTTGCGGAACAGTTTGAATATGCGCTGATCCAGCTTGTTCAGCTTGGTCCACTGTTGTAGCTGTTTTTTGACAATTTCCACTTCGTGATCAGTGGGTTTGTCTGAAAAATTGATATCAAATGGCGTTTTGTTGTCTTCGTTGACCTGTGTGCTGAACTCAGCAATGATGTCCAGGCAGGCGTTGACTTCTGAGTCACAGTCCATGTTTTCGTACTGATTGTAGCGTTCAATACGGTTGGGATGTCCTGAATACACTTCGGGCAGGCGGCTGGCATAGTTTCGGAATGCAAAGTCATTGGGTGTACCACCAGCATTGTAGCCATCGCCGGTTTGTCTAGGGTATCCATCTAGTCCAAATTGGTTTTGTCCTGATATTGGACTCAGTTGGCCACCGGTGCTGGCCACTCGAAAGTATTTTTTCCAACCGGGTTTTCTAGTATTTTGATTGTCTGCCATGGTCGTATATTTACCGTGCTTTAGTTGCTCAGTTGCAATTGTTTTTGTTGCACTGCCAACTGATTTTTCATAACAGTGATTAGTTCGTCCTGTTTGGCCACAAGTGTCGTTAGCATCGCATTGTCAGCAAACGCATTAGCTGACGGTTGTACAGCAGTGGGGGGAGATTTGGATATCAATTCTTCTCGAGACTGTGCCGCAGGGCTTTGCGACTGGTATGACGATGTTGGGCCAGTCAGTTTTGGAGCAGCGGCTGTTGCAGCTGGAGCACTGGGCGCAGCCGAACTAGCAGGTGCGCCGGGCGCTTTAGTTTCAAATACTGTTCCGCCAATCACTGTTCCGCCTTTGGCCAGCATGTCGTCTCTGTATTTAATAGTGGTGCCAGGACCATAGGCCTTTGAATCGGCTGCTGTGAAGTTTTTTTGGTCTCGGCTGATGCCGGACAACAGAGTAGCAGCACCTTCGATGCTCTTGAGTCTGTCACCTTGCGGTCCTTTGAGATAATGTTCACTAGGGCCGCTCCAGGAGTCAGTTAGTTTGTTGTAGGTTCCAGTTACTGACTGGAATTGCCCTACGGCGTCCAGTGCGCCTGTAATACCGCCTTTGTCGGTTCTGGCACGATTTAAAATTGAAGCCATGATCATGGCTTGTTCTTGCTGATTGGCTTGTTTGCCTCCTGCAGCTTCGGCATGTGTGGCTTTGATCAATGCACTGAATTCGGTGTCGCTGATCTTTTTTCCAAGATACTGTTCAACTGATGCTCGAGATTGGTCTGACCCAACCACTGCATCACCCTGTGATGATGGTGCACCACCGCTGCGTCTAGCTGCTCGCCGTCGGTTTTGTGCTTCTAAATTGGCCTGTCTTGCCCGGGCTGCGGCTGCTATTTCTTCTTGTTCTGCTTGTTGTTTTTGCTCGGGTGTTGCGTTTTTATCTGCCAAAATTCTAGCAGTTTTTTTGGCAATTTCGTCAGCTTGCTTTTGTTCCGGTGTAACATCCGTTTTAACGCCAATTTTTCTGTTGACAAAATCAACAAATTCGAGCATTGTTTCGGTCATGACCTCTACTGCTGCGCTTGCCTTGGGCAAAAATTTGAAGCCAAGCAGTGTGAATTCATTGCCCATTTTTTGCATGGCTTTTTGAGCATCAATAGTTTGATCAGTCAGCTTGTCTTGGCCAGCAGCCATTTGTTTGTCTTGGCGTTG